ATCAATAGTAAAGTTATTCAAACGAGAATCTTGAGCTCCAAATGAACTTCCGTTTCCGTTTGCGTTATACTTTGTAATACCATCAATTGTTCTTGCACCCGCAATTGGGATGTTTTGTAAATCTCTACGAGTAAATTGTTGAGATGCACCTGTTCTGTCTTTAGAGAATAGATTGTTTCTTGTTCCAGTTACAACCACATCTTTAAGAGAGGATTTCTCATCAATTAAAATAAAGTCTACATTTGATGTTACACCTAATTGAGTGTTTACATCTTTCTCTTCACCTTTCTTAAATCCTACAAATGAAGCATGGATTGTGTATGGGCCACCTACTCTTACGGCAGGTAATACATAAACACCATTTTTGTTTGTTACGGTTTTGTACTGAGTACCCGTTGGCGTGTGAGTAGCGTGAATTGATGCACCTACTAACACTTCTTGTTTTTCGTTCTTAACAACACCTGAAACAGTTGATGTGGTAACTTGACCAAATCCTACTAATGCAAATGCCGAAAGAGCTAACGATAGAATCGTTTTTTTCATGTTTGTTTGTTTTTGTTAAAAAATAAAAGGGTGGAGATTATCCACCCTTTAGGGTTTATTGACTGCTTTTAGTTTCTTCTACTGATGCCTGACGATAATCTGTGACTACTTTTTTTAAGTCACCAATTAAGGTTCTTGCGTTTTTTTGCGATACTTTTGTTGTCTTGTTGTGTTCTTCTTCGAACTTACTAAACAATTCTTTCATTGTTTGAAATAGTTCTTCTTTTTTACTAGCCATAATTGCTGTTTTTTGTTGTTAAATAAATATACGAAAGATTTTTGATATTACCAAATTATCTTCCTCTTTTTTGACGGATTGCCAATTCTTTTAGGTAGTGTGGTTTCCAATGATATTCAACCGAAATGGGCCCATTCCTGAATTTCTTTAAATCATACTTCCAGATAGATGTAGAATCCTCATCTTCAAATATGTATTCGAATTTTGTGGGTTTTTCCGTTTTACTTAAGTTTTCTTTAGAAGTCTTTATACTCATGTGTTGAAAAATTGAGGAAAGTTAACAATAACATAATCTGCAAATGCTTTATGCATTTTTGGTGAAAAATGTGCATCACCCCTTTGGCCTTCTACACCATTTGTTTCTTCATATAAATCATTAAAAGTATGCCAGTAACCAATAATTTGAGTTATTTGTTGTTTATTTAATACTAATTCGGATTCTATTTGATTATCCCAACTCCATACAAATATTTCAAATGGTAAATATGATTTAAGTGATTCTATGATTTCTAAATAATTATTTTTTGATGCATTTGAGTCATTTATAATTGAACTGATTTCTATTTTTTCAATCAAACTATATTTATCTATATCAGTAAGTGGTGGTTCTAATTCACATGAGGGGTGATTATTTATATATGATGATTGTCCCATAAAATAATCAACATTACATTCCATTTCATTTTCTCTGTTTGTAAGTTCTGCATCCAATTTCGGTGTCTGAAGTGGTAATCTAACTCTACCAAGACTTGGTACTATTAATATAACAAAATCATCTTTTGATATATTTTTTAAATTTCTTAAAAAGATATCTAATATTGTTTGAAAATCTCTACTTGCTCTCGATGATACTTGATATTCTTTTCCTTTAAATTTATTAGAAACGATTTGAGGCCAATGTATTTCTCCTTTGGTAGTATCCCCACAACTTGCAAAACTATCACCAATAATCCAAAGTTTTCTATTCATTATAAAGCAAATGACTCACCACATCCACAAGTTCTACTTGCATTAGGGTTTATGAATTGGAAACCCTTACCATTAAGTCCGTCTGAAAAATCCAATTCGGTTCCAAAAAGATATAGTAATGATTTGTTGTCTATTAAAATTTTTACTCCATTGTTTTCTGCAAGAGTATCTGCTGGTTGTTTTTCGGTATCAAATGAAAGGTCATATGATAATCCACTACATCCGCCTCCTTTAACTGCCACTCTAACAAAGGGAGTTTTGAATCCACTTTCTTCAATAAGTGAATTTAGTTTTTTTGCTGCACCTTCTGATACTGTTACCATTATGCGTATTTTAGTCCGAAAAATTCATAGTTTTTATGTACTGACACTTCATCACCTGCTTTAATTGCAATGTCCTCATCTTCGTAAATTGCAGAAACAGGACATTCTGGAACACATGCTCCACAATTTATGCAAGTGTCTGGATTAATATACATTTGCCCACCTGGGAATGCTGCTCTACCATCTCTTTCAATTTCACCACCTGAACCTTCCATATCGATGGGTCCGTGGATACAATCTACCGGACACGCACTTGCACATGCGGTATCCATACAATCAATACAACTATTTCCAATTATAAAACTCATTATTTATATTTTTTATATATGTGACTCTTCAAAGATTATTGCCTCTAATCCGTTTTTTACTCTATAATCATTAATTGCAGATTTGATAGCATCTTCTGCTAAAACCGAACAGTGAATTTTAACTGGTGGAAGATTTAACTCCTCAACCAAATCCATATTATCAATTGTTAATGCAGTCTCAATTGTTTTACCTTTCAACCATTCAGTTGCTACCGAAGATGATGCGATTGCCGAACCACATCCAAAGGTTTTAAATTTAGCATCAACAATAATATTATCAATTACTTCTATTTGTAGTCTCATTACATCACCACATTCTGGTGCACCTACTAAACCCGTTCCTACATTTTGTTTAGATTTATCCAAAGTTCCTACATTTTTAGGGTTTTGGTAATGGTCTAAAACTTTATCTGAATATGCCATATTATCTGTTTATGTATAAATATACGACAAATATTTTAAATTACCAACTAATTTCCCAGTCTTTAAATTCAGACGCTAAGCAATCAATTTTATAATCCTTCCTACCACCTACAACTTCTTGTATTTTATTCTTTGCAGTATTTCTAATACCATTCAATCCATGTGTCAATACTAATGCAGATGGGCCTGATTTTCCTGCTCTTACATTTGATTCATTATGCCAAATATGTAAGTTCATTTGTGAAAGAACTACAATCGCTCTAATGGTTTCTGCCGTAACAGGTTCAGTTCCACTTTCAATACAAATTTGAATGTCATTTACGATGTCTGCAATTTCTTGTGCATATTCCTCTTTGTGTTCCGTAATGAATACTTCTTTTAATTGTGAAATACTTAATCTGTCAATTAACTCCGCTAATGTAGGGAGATACTTTCTTTCCTTATTCATTTGTTTCTATGTTTTGATTGTTTAATAATATTTCCTCAGCTTCTGTGATTTGTCCACCATTTTCTGCATACCAATTTTTTACATTTCTATCACCAACCAATAAAAAGAAACAATTATAACACAAAGGTCTAATATTATCTAATTTACGATTGTTCAAATTTCCATCTAAAAAATCTATAAGTAATGGCATCTTACCATCCGTAATTCTTTCTTCACTAAATCCACAACTACTGCATACTTTAGGAACATATCCACTTAAAAATAATTTGTTTTTGAATTTATGTAATGGGTAATGTAAATGTTTACCATCTATAATATCATCAATATTATACTTTTTGTTTTTGATTGCCTTTGCTTTTTCAATACCAATACCATATGGGTTTTTAAGGTTTTCAAAAATACCATAAAGTTGTGCATATTTTTTATAAGTATTATACGAAACACCCAGACTTCTTGCAGCTTCGAATGCCGAACGTGATTTTTCTTGTGCAGCTTTAATTTCTGATTCTAATAGAGGTCTTGCACCAATTCCTCTCTTACCTCTAGGTCTTTGTTCTAAATTTGGGAAAAATCCATCTTGTTGAATTTGTTCATTTTCCATACTAATAACTATTTAATTATAACTATAAGTATATCAAATAATTATTTTTAATAACTTCTTAAAAGTTTCGTCTGATGTGTCTGATGTATCTAAATCTATAAAATATTCGGTAGGTGGTTCATAGTCTAATGCAAACTTATCTTCTCTACCTCTAATCTTCTTAGTGTGACAATATACCTCTTGTACCTTGCATTGAGACTTAAATTCGTCTCTTAAATGTTTATACGGACTAACTAAACTAATTACAACATCGTTTCCAGAATCGTCTAAAAACCTTGCAATATCGAATGCCTTTTGGATATTCTTTTCTCTACCTTCTTTTGAATAATCTTTGTTTGGAAATAATTCTCTTAATTGGTCTCCGTCAATATGAAATACGGATTTTCTCCAATTTGCTTTATCGGTTTGTAACCATATTTGTAACTTCTTAGCCAAAGTAGTTTTACCACTTCCCGGCTGACCTGTGAAAAGGTATATCATAACTTATTTCTTTTTAACTAAATTAGATGCTGCTTTATATACTTTTGATTGTTTATCATATCCTAATGCAGATTTAACTTTAATGTTTCGACCTGTATCTGGATTTTTAATTGTTTTTGGTAACAAAGATTTTAAACTCATATCGATTGGTTTTTCATCTTTTTTCATAGTAGAACTTTTAGGTGGTTTAGGTGTATCATGTTTTACATGTTGAACACTCATTTTTATATTTGGATATTTCTCTTTTAACTTTTTTACTGCATTTACGTTTTTATGTGAATCGTCAATAAAAAATACATCGTCAAATCCTTTCTTAATTTTTTCTTCTATCCAATCTGCCTTATCTTGTGGGTCAGAACTACCCAAAGCTGCAACATATATTCCCTCTAAACCAATATCTTTTAAATAATCTCTAACTGGTTGGTATGCACTTCTAGCGGTTAATATTGCAACCGTTCGTTCTCCTGCCGCATTTACTATTCTTTTAAGTAATTTTGTAACTCCTTTTATTTCCTGTGGGTCTGTTACTTTTTGGAAATCACTAAAATCGAAATCATCACCTTCTTTTGGTTCATATACTGCATATTCACCTGGATTTAATTTAGATTTCTTTCCGTCTTTATGTGTAATGTATATGAATGATTTTGTTTGAACCAATGTGTCATCAAAATCAAATACTCTTAATTTTTTGCCAGATGGCATTTCAGCTTCCGTAATAGAATTAAAAGCAAATGCATTTAAGTTCGAATATACTTTTCCAAACTCAACCTTCAATCCATTCCACATTCCTTCTATGAATCCATTTTTAGTCATTCAATAAAGTTTTCTTTCTTTTTGGGATTGACTTTTCTAACTTATCGTTTTCTTTTGTAAGGTATTCAACTTTAACACTCAATGCTGCAACTTCTTTTGTAAGAGACAAAACCATATTACGAAGTTCATCTTTCTCTCTTGATGCTGATTCTAATAACCCTTCTAATTTAGATATACGGTCTTTACAATCGTGTCTGATAAACTCATCATCTCTTTCTTTATTTAGTGCTCTCTTTTCGTAGTATCTCCAAGCTCCTGTTCCACCTAATACGGTTATTGCCGTAATTATTACTGAATACATATTTTCCATTATTTTTCGTCTAATTTATGATAGCCTGTGTTGGCTTGGTTAATAAATTGCATTGCCTGTGAAATGTGGTCTTGTATCCATCCCGGTAAATTTATTTCTTCTTGACCTACTTTACCTTTAAGTTCAGTTGCGTTTCTAATAATATCATCTAATTGACCACCTGCCATAGATACTTCATGGTCTTGTGATTCAGGTCCTTCCGATATTTTATGCTTAAGTAGTTCAGTCATTTTATTAAAAACCTGTTCACCACCATTTTCACCTAAACGATATGCTCCACCTAATTTTTCATAAACTTTAATTTTATGAGACATTGACATATCTTTCTCATTTACGGATTTCCAAGCTTTTGGATTAGTTACTTTAAATTTCATATTAATTTTGTTTCTATATACTGATATAAATATTCAAAAAATTGTTTATGGCCTACTTTTCCAAAATGTTTATCATTATTTGTTTGCCACCATAACGGATTTGAATAACAATAATCAATCCAACACTTTTTATCAAATGGAATTATATAATTTTTCTGATGTGTTTTGGTCATTTCGTCAAATAATAGTAATTGACACTTATCCATATTCCAAAAATATACACGTGTAGTGGTTTTTAAATATTTTATTATAAAGTTATATTGTAATAATGCAGTTTTTGTATATTGCATCATTGCTTTTGTATTTATAATTTTTTTTTGATAAAAGTTTATATCATTTTCCGTAAATCCCTCTATAATATTATTTTTTAAATCAATTCCTTCATTTTCCCAAAAATCATACAATCTATCATAAAATGTCATACCAATTATTACAATATCATCTTTATCAAATGATGGATTACTATAAATTGTATTTAATATAGCATAATTTGATGTTCCAGGATTTGCAAATGATTTTAATTCATAACCCAATTTATTCGATAACAATACTGGCCAAGACTCTTCTATTTGAATTTCATTTATTGATGAGAAATTGGTAGAAAATGAGTCACCAAAAATGTATAAAGTGCTCATAAAATTTGATTTAAATTATAGGTTTCATTTCATAACTCGAATGAATGAATTCATTTTCGGCAGGTTTTACAAATGATAATAATGCATATCTACCAATACCACCAGTTACTTCTGTTACCATATGTGGGATGTTAAATGTTTGTAAATCTATGATTGCAACTCTACCAAATTTTGGAACGATTATTTGTTCAGTATTAAGAATCAAACAACCACCATCTTGTGCATCGTAGTCTTCATTTAAGTAAATCAACATTGCACAAATTCTACCGGTACCCGTTCCATCTGAATGGTTTTGTAAGTGACATCCGGTATCATAGTATGTACAACAAGATAAATCGGAGTATTTCTTATCTTTTTCAAAATCAAAAAAATAACTTACTATATTTTGGACATATTTTTTATAATCACTTTCTTTTAACTTTGATATTTCTAAGAATTCATTTAAATCACTATAATACCAAATTTGAGTGAAATCCGTAATATTTTTATAATCATTTATTATTTTAATTTTTTTTTGTGAAGCAAGTTCATGTGTCTCAAAATCGTCTTTTATTTCTACATTTTCTATTAATGGATGTTTAACCATATCCATTCTTAATTTTGTTATTTTATCTTTTAAATTAGTTTCTTTATTACATTTTAAAGGTTGCAACCAATTATAAAATTCTGGATCAAATTCCGATAGTTCAAACCAAGTATATCCTTCTTTTTTAAGTTTTTCTTTTGCTTCTATGATTGTCATGGTTGTTTATTTTTTATTAAATTTTCTAATCCTATATGAAACATTTGTTCGTTATACTTTTTAAACTCTTCTCGTTTGTCTATAAATTGTATTTTACCCTTATAAGTAGTCATTCTGTCAAAATAATTTTCACAAACAACTATATTTTTTAATTTGAATTGTTTTATTGTAGGGTCTTGTAATATATTTGCACCCCACATTAAGTAAGTATCATCCAATCCATAATGACCATAGTTTTCTGGAAATGGAATTACCTTCATTAGTTCTTTTGAAATCAATGCGAACCACCCACCTCCAAATTTCATATATGGTTGGTGAGGAACATTATTTCTAACCTCTTCTAATGTAGGTTCTTCGTAAATAGTGGCATCTATGTGTGGGTTATTAGTTGCCTGATATCCAATTGGTTTATTTATAAAATTTTCATTTACCAAACAATCCCAAGTAGAATCCCATTGTCTTACTATTTCAGGAATAGATACAAATTTTGTAATTCCGGCATTTTCAATTACATCTATTGAATTGATTGAATGTGCTAATGTAAGTGGGTCAAAGATTATATCAGTATCTAACCATATGTAATATTTTGAATCGGAATAACCTGATAATCTTCTCATTGAGGTACAACCATTAATAGTAGTCGTAGTTTCAAATATTACATTTCCTGCCCAATCCGTTAATGGTTTTAATTCCAAAAACTTTTCAGTAACTTTCTCAATAGTAACACAACTTTTACCCCAATCAATTATCTCATCAGAAACACACATAACAACATTAAATTTAATATTGTCACATTGTTCTTTTGTTAGATAATCTTTTCCAATATTCAATCTATTCAAAGTTTTTTCTAAATCATCAATGTCAGTTGGTGATATCCAAATTACAATTTCTATCATACTAATTCTGCAACCTTTGCCATTCTACCAAAAACGCTTATTTGATTTTGACCTGTTAGTGGTAAATTGTCTGTTAATAAAACTAATTGTTCTTTATCAATAACATATTTGTATTCATCTTTTATCTCAACCGATTCTCCTTTACTCTTTTTGTTTTTGATATAATTAATAAATGTATTTGGATTGTTTCCCCATGTAATATTACCAATTCTAATAATGTTATAATTTTCAAAATTGGACTTAACTAATAATTCCATCCTTCTTTTGTGTTGAAGGTATTGACTATTTTTACTCATATCATCTACCGTAATAGAACTGAAATAGAATATACATTTTGTTTTATCTTGTTTGTCCAATAATTCAATCTCTCTCATAAATTCGGATTCTCTTGTCTCATTACTATTTGAAACTCCAGATACAAAAAAGATTGCTCCATCTCTATCATTCAAAACCGATGCGATATCACCTCTGCCTACAATCATTATTCGTATTTTTTTGTTATAATTTTATTCCACTCAGGTATTCTATCGTATTGATGAACCATTGCAAAAGGTATACCTGTACTGGTTTTAACCACATCACCATCCATAATAGGTGCTGGTTCTAATAAGTTCTCTCCATATTGATTAACCATTCGTGGGTCAACCGTTGTTCCACATTGTGCAGCCCATCCTTCTTCGGAATTAGTAAATCTTGTCAATTCTCTATATGGTGAAAATGATAAAGCAACATTTACTGCTGCTTGGTCTGGTGTTGCCGATGGACTTCCCTGACACATTAGATATACATTCAAAAATAGTTCGGACATAGTTTTCCACTCTCCTGCTATTGTTCCTGCATTTACAGTTATATTATCTTTACATCTCTCATATACAACCTCACCAAAACTTTCAATCATATTACTTCTACCCCAAACTTCATGTTTATATTTAACACTTTCACAACCTGCATTTATTTTATAATCACCTAAGTTTTTTTCTAACCACTCTGATGGGTTGTATTGAAATACCACATCTTTTGGGTCTAATGCCAATACATATCTCAATCCTTCCGGAGTCTCTTCTGCTAATTGTTTTAAAGTAAGATAGTAATGTAAATGTCTATCAACCGTAACTATAAAATTATCTCTATATGTGTATCTTTGATTTTCCACATCTTCATTAAATGCAACAACAATCCAACCTCGTTTTTTTAATTCATTGGCCGTTGAAAATGGAACATTGTAAACTATCATTACTTTATGTCCTGTAAATCCACTTCTATCAACCGAGTTTACGAACAATTTTATTTGTTCAAATGTATAATTTGTGATACATCCAATAACTACATCTTTCATATTATAACTTTTTGATTATTTCCATATCTTTTAACCCTGTAATTATTTCAAACTCGTTCCATTTATTACCCACCTCCCAATGTTCTGCCAATTTATCATTTTGAATAATTTCACATCCATCCAGTTGCATAATAAATTGTAAAATATAATCTGCCCAACCAATGATTTTATTAACATTTACTAAATAATCATAATCTTTCCACAATGAGTTTTTATGTGTTTCCCATGCTTTTATGAATTGCTCTCTATTAAAAAACGTACCACCACCTGCAGCATAGCCAGGTGAAACCGGATTGCCACCCTTATCACTTATATGCATTATATATTCGTTTGGAATATTATTTGGTCTCATTCTACCAATTGGGGATGGTGCTGTTGGATGTATTGCCATTGAAAATTCTTCTTTAAGAATAGATGATTCTTTTAAAACAAAATCATCCTCTTCTAATAAAAGCATATATTTTGAATCGGTTTTTAAGCATGCTTCATATATACCTCTAACCCATTCAAATGTTTGTTCTTTATACCAACATTCTCTTCCAACGTTTACATTTCCAAAATCACCACAATATCCTAATTGAAAATTATTTTTACTGAATGTGAATTTGTTTTCATCACATATTTTTGAATAAGTTTCCACATCACCTTCATAATCCACATTGATAAAAATATCAGAATCTGGATAAAATTTCTTTAAACTATTTACAGATTTTAAACCTGCTTCATAATTTTTCCATGCCCACAAATACCCACTTACTAATTTACTCATGTCTTGTTAATTTATATAATTGATTTTGGTTTGCCGTTTTAAATTCATCATCTAACCATATTACATTATCTTCACCCACCAAATCTATTAAAGGTCTATATATATTATGCAATGCTATTTTATAATTATCATATGGTTTTAATTCACAATCTAATATACCTTGAATAATCGATTCTAACATTGAATATGGAAATGTAAAAAAAGTATCATTTAATAAAGGTAAATCTTCACGATGTGGTTCTCTCCATAAAAAGTTAATTTTTTCAAAATCCCAATTATAAACTTCAAATGGATTTTTAAAAAATTGTATATCAAATCTAGCTTTAATAATTAAATCCAAATCTTCACCAATCATATCTCTTAATCCATTAATCAAATTATGCCCTTGAACAGTTGTTCCAGGTATAAGAATTTGTTCTTTTTGATTTATAAATTTTGATTTTATTATTGGTTTGTATGCTGATAATACATCATTTGTTTTTATAGTATCATATGTGTATATGTAAATTTTAACGTCATGTCCTTTTTCTCTTAATGGGTTAATAACATATTTATAAAATTCCTTTACCGAATCTTCATAGTTTCTGTATCTGTAAATACTACCATCATCATAAGATACTCCGGTTAGACTAATTCCTATTTTCATAAACCATTTGTATATATTCTCTATCTCTAATTGTTTTGGTATTGCCGTTTTCGACAAACCCCAATTCAGTATAAAGATTTTTAGCAAAATTATCAACAAATACCCAAAGAGAAGCATATTCTCTATCTTTTAAATAAAGTTTATATGCTTCTTTTGCGTATCCTTTTCTTCTATGTTCTGGATGAATGTCTGCACCAATTTCATCTCCGTTGGTTCTAATATATCCCACATTGTTTCCATCTACTTTAATTATATACCAAAGTGGATTTGTTTTAGAAAACCATTCGGTACAACTTTCTATTGTAAATACCGAATCGTTTTCTAAATTAATTCTTGTTGTTGGGTCATTTCTAACTTCTAACAAAAATGGTAAATCACTTTCTTCTAATTTGCGTAATATCATTACCAACCCTTTTTGATACAATCAACAATATATTGTCTTTCTTCCGGAGTCACCCACCAACCTACTGGTATTGAAACTACCTTTGGTAATACTCTATCTAATGTTGGTAAAGGACTTCTAAATTCTTTTACAGCAGTATGTTTATCGTTTCTCTCATGTACTTGTGATACTACAATACCACAATCTTTCATATGTTTATAGAACCCATCTCTATTTTCAACTAATAAACTATAAATCCAAAATGCTGAATTATGTTCTGGCTTCCTTTCCAATAGGGTTATACCATTTGCACCTTTTAAATTCTCATCATAAAATTTAGCATTATCTCTATGTTTACCAATAATAGTATCGGCATCTTTTAGATTCTCCATACCTACTGTGGCACATATATCATTCATATGGAATTTGAATCCCCACTCAACAATATCTGCTTCACAACGGAAATCCTTTCTATTACCACCTCTATCAATACCATACCAACGAATTAATTTTGCTCTATTGTATAGGTCCTGATGAGGTAATACTAACAATCCACCATCAATTGCAGTAATGTGTTTAATTGCCTGTAAAGAATACATAACCATGTTACCATGATTACCTAACTTCTTTCCTTTATATTCAGAACCAAATGAGTGTGCACCATCTTCAATGATTGCAGGTCTAAACCCATACAAGTCAAATGATTTATCTTGTATTTTTTTTAATCTATCTAAATCCAATGGATATCCTCCCCAATGAACTGCAATAATTGCTTTTGTGGATGGTGATATTTTTCTTTCTAAATCATCTAAATCCATATTAAGAGTTTTCTCATCAATGTCTACCCATTTGATTTTTAATCCGTTTGCTAGGATAGGCCAGTTAGAAGCTGTACACGTTAATGCAGTTGCAAGTATCTCATCACCACTTTGAATACCTGGCCAATTTCTTTCATGAACCGAATAACCATCTGCAGTTACGGAATTTGCCGATTTCTTTAATAAGTGTAATGCAAGATGTAATCCTGATGTACCTGAATTTAAAGTTACTACTCTATCTGAATTAAAATATTCATTTAGTTTTACTTCAAATTCATCTACTTTAGGGCCTTGTCCTATGTAACCACTATCTAATATTTTGCCGACTTCTACTTTAGCATTGGGATTCATATGTACTTTAAACAATTGAATCGGTGTGTTTATTTTTTTCATAATATTATTTTTTATAATTTTCTATATAATCGGAACATATTCCTACGCATTTACTCAAATCATCATTATGTATTTCCGGCATAACTGCGATACTACCTTTGATTGGTTGTTTGCCAGGATATGCCCAAACTACATTCATTGACGTAAGTGTTAGAGTATCTCCTTCATGCCAAAAATAGTGATAACTATTAAGTATATTAAACCATTCCACTGCTTCTATATTTTTACAATGAATCCACAAATGTTGTATTCTTTCACTAAACCAATGTTGTGAAACACCATATTGTGGTTTATCGTGTCCTAAAAATAATTGACCTTCTACCATCCATACATCCACTTCAACATTAAATCCATCTGATATTGCTTTATCAATATACATTGGTTCGTTTTCATATGATTCAAACTTTCCGTTTGTGTTTCCTCTATGTGATATTAGTATCATTTCTTATTTTCTAAATAATAATTTAAATCTTCTGGTGTACCCAGCCCCCACATCTTTTCGATGTTAAATGTTTTAATTTTTTTACCATCTCCAATTGCTTCATTGAAAGTAGGACAAGTATAAAATTCATTATTGGTTCTGATATTCTTTTCAATCATTTGCTCTGCATACTTTACATAATCGGAACCTTTGGCCCAATAGTAAACACCAACAGTTGCGATATCTGAAATTGGATTCTTCTCTGCTACTTCGGTAACATACCCATATTCATCTAGTTTAGCGAATGACCATTTAGGGTGTGTTGCTTTGAATGTTAAAATACCACCATCTACTTTTTGTTCAATCATCTTATACATAAACTCATTACTATCCCATTCTACAAATTGGTCGGAGTTTGCCATAACTAATGGTTGGTCATTATCAATGTATTCTTTCGCTAATAAAGTGGTACACGCTGCACCTTCGGTAATACCATCAACTTCTACTATTTTACAACCAGGTGTAATTAAGTTAAGTAATGTATCTAAATTATATTTTGCTCTATGTTCTTTCTGAACTACATAAATGTATGTTGCTTCTATATTAAGATTGTCAACTACAACCTGTATCATCGGTTTTCCCTGTACATCAATTAGAGGTTTTGGGAATGTGTAACCCGCTTGTTGAAATCTGCTTCCGGCTCCTGCCATTGGGATAAGAACATTCATCTTACCACCTTGCCATTTTGGTATATTCATAGTATTTTGTGTTTCATCTAATTTACTAATAATTTTTGATATTACCAAATCTTTTGGAGAATCCACTCTTAAAACATTTGCTCTACTTCTACTTGCTGCTAATAGTCCATGTGGAGAATCTTCTACAATCAAAGTTTCTTCAGGCAAACATCCCATCATACTCATAGCCTTCCAATACATTTCAGGATGCGGTTTAGAGTTCTTTACATCCTCATTGGAGATGATTAAATCCATATACTCAATTATACCTATCTTTGCTAACATAACTAATACAGACCTTCTAATTGAGTTTGAAGCACATGCTAACTTATAACCCCTATCTCTCAATTCCTTAAACAATTCAATCTTTTGTAAGTCAGGTTGTAATTGTGAAATAGCTTCTATCGTTAGATGTTGCTTTCTATACCAAATATCATCATAGAATTCTGGGTGTAATCCTTTATTCTTTGTAAGTAGTTCTAATTTTTGTGTTGTCTTTAATCCATCATATATTGAAAGATGTTCTGCTTCTGAAATTACATATTTTTCATCAATTTCTTTTAGAGCTTCGTTTAATGTATCATAGTGTATTTGTTTTGCTTCTACTAATACACCATCTAAATCAAATATAATTAATTTTGTCATTTTCCGTATTTTTGCCAATCGTTATGTTTAAATAATCCTTCACCATGTGCAACACCATATTCTTGTTGTGCCCACCACTTACTAATATTTCCTTCTAATGCAATTCCTTCACCTGCAAATTGTCTAACTGTTTCTAAATAAAAATCTTTCTTATACATTGTTGGGTTATTAGTCCAATTACCCCAACGAGATGTTGTTGTAAAGTATTGTCCTAATTTTTGTATCTTATCTGGAAATTCAACGGATGGGTCTAACCAATGTAATGAGTCCAATAAGTGTGGAGAGGTACATTCTATTTCTGGGTCATAATAAGTAAGTTCTTTTCCTATATTTCTGAATGAAAAATGTGGATTACCTGGTTGTTGTCTATGTCTATATCTAACGGCGTTCATACCACATCCATCTAATAACTTAATACCATCTTCTAATCTCTTATATGTAGTTTCTGAATTTTCAATTAAATTCCAATCATGTTCTAATACTAAAACGTAATCTTCTTTTGCATTTTCAGTTAATCTAATAAATGCTTGACCTATTCCGATATTTTTTTGTAAACCTATGAAATCTAATCCAAAGTGTTTTGCAATTTCCATATCTTGCGGTGTTACTTCTTGAAATAGAATCGTAACATCGTTTACCATATCGAATAACCCATTTTCATAATATGTAGTTAGTGTATCCACTAATACTTGTCCACTATGCCAGGACAATATTCCTATACTAATTGGTAGTTTTTCCATGTCTTAAATAATTTATAAAATATTCGTAATCTTGTTTTTTAATAACATCCCATTCCGTTTCATCCGATGTTGTACTCATTTCGGTTTCCACTTTGAAGTTTCTTAACACTCCTTTTGATACTGAATTAACATCCTTTATTATATTATCACCATACCAAATTTTTATATCATTTGGAATCGGTAACCAATGTGATTTTTTAAGTAATATCAAACAACCCCAACCCCAATCATTTACACCCGGCTGCCATACATCAATATAAGGGCCATTTGCTTCATCAATTGGGTCTTTGTAATTACCTTCACCCATACCAATTATACCACTATATGTTAAAATATTTTCAGTAATTACTCCAAAGATATTTGGGTCAAAATTTATATCATCGTTACACAATGCAATACATTCGTTCTTTGCCAATTCTATTCCTTTATTCCACGCCGGATTTACATAAATGTTTCCTCCAAATGAAACAAATCTAATTTTTTCAACTTTTGTATTCTGATGGCCATCATACAAATTATCGATTATAATTATTTCATCCACATATTCACATTCTTGTAAATCGGCTATTAATTTTTTAGTTCTATTCGATTTCCAAAGTGTTGGTATTATGACTGTATATTTATCCATATTAAAGAACTGTAATTTCTAAAATAATATCATCGTATCTTCCTTTATTATTTCTCATATCATATACTTCCCATTTCATATCAGTTTCATTTGCTTCCAAAACTAATTGATTTAAGTCAGTAATTGATTGTATATCTTCTATTATTAGTTTTCCTCCGGATTTTACTTTTTTTAACCAATGTTTAATGGAATATATTTGAGAGCCAACTGTATGTGGGCCGTCATCGATTATGTAATCAAAACTACCATCTTCAAATGTACTTAAAATACTTTGGGAATATGCATCGTCTTTTATAATTTTTACATTTTTTCTTTGATTTACCTCATCCACTATTTCTTGTAAAATATCAACTTCTTTGCAAGGGTCTATTGCGTATATGTTTGCATTTTCAAACCAATCTTTCCATAATTTTAAAGATAAACCTGCATGAATTCCTATTTCTAAAATAGAAATTGATTCAAATCTTTTTGATGTAAATTCATTATTATAATATGCGGATATATAATCATGTGTCGTTCCTTTATCGGATTTTTGATTTCCGTTTTCGTAAAATTCTTTAAGATTCATTTTTATATTGTTTAATTAATTTATCTACTACCTGTACTTGTGTATAATTGTGTAATACTTTCACCATTCCATTGTGTGCAATTCTTTCTCTTTCTTCTTCGTTTTCATTGTAGTAGTTCATCTTTTCTATACAATCAAACATATCATTATATAAAACAATATCCTCACCATCTATAAATAATTCTTCCAAACCTCTACTGATATCCAACCTATCCGTTAATACCATTTTACCACAAGCCATACCTTCAAAAATTCTACGAGTGATTTCACCCCATCTACTATTTTGAATAACCATCAAACCTTTATTTAAAAATTCAGTATGTTGTTTTGCATCCATACCATTTTGATTTCCAATTGCACCTTCTGCCCAATGTGTAAGATAATCTAAAAATTCAGAACCACCTCTACCTCTACTTGTTACACCCACATATTCAGGTTCTAAATTCATTGGAAACTGGACCATTGTATCTGCCCAATGTGGAACCCAATCACAATCAATACCTCTACTTCTATATTCGTATGCCGATACTCTATCCGGAGTAATTGTATAATGAAAACGATTTGCTTTGGGATAATTTCTTTCAAAGTTTTGTGGGTCATCTCCACTTTCTTGTATCCAAAATGAATTTGGTTTTAAATTTTTATCCAACCACTTTGAATCAATCCTACCCCAATCCATAAACAATACAATATCCGTTGGAATATCTTGTTGAATCCACAATTGTAATGCGGAATCATCGGTTGCTGTAATAGGTACTATTTCAGTTTCCCAACCTCTTTCTTTAAATTCATTAAGTAAAGATAAAGGTGTTGACCATATTTCGTTTGGAGTGTGATTATATATGAATGTTATTTTCATAAAGTATCGTAATAATTATTTTGTCTTTCTTGTCTGTCTATCGTCTTAGGGTGCCTGATGCAATATATTTCATCTGCTGGGAAATTTGTGTATGATTCAAATCCCACTATTCTCTCATGTACTTTACCACTCCATCCAATTTTGTCAGAGTTTTTATAAATACGAGTTTGAACATCTGGAAAGTTTACCCAACCTTTTTCATTTACATTCCAACCCCATTTTTGAATATGTGTTTCGGTCAATCCTTCAACTGTATTAATTCTTGGAACAACAATCATATCCTTGTCCGTATTACTATCTAATAATGCTTCCATATTAACAATTAAGTCCGGTGTTAAATACTCATCCGCATCTAACTGAAATATCCACTCACCTTTACATTGTGAGTTTAATAAATTTTTCCATTGTGCAAAATCATTATCAAATTCCGATTCGATAAGTGTAATGTGGTCTGCGTTTGCTTGGAGTTCCAAATATTCTACTAATTCAATAGGAGCTTTTGGTGTATCCAATAGAACTACTATTTCTGAATTTTCTTCTTTGTAGTTTAATAACTGATTTACCAATCTAATGGTTTCTTCTACCTCATTACAGGCAGTAATTGCGTAACTTAATTTCATTAAAATACTTTTTCGTTTGATGTTGTATAACTCCATGCAGAACCACTCGGATATCCATATGCAGTTGATGTACTTCCAAATCCAAATGATGGATTAGCAATTGTAATTGAACCAACACCCGGTGTTGTTGTTATTGTTGTTCCAGATGAACCACTACCACAAGTTATCTTAAATGGATTGTATGGGTCTGTTGGTGGTGGTGTAATAAATGTATTTGGTGTTCCCCATCCACCTATACCGATTGGAGTTCCATCGTTAACTTCTGTCAACTTTTCTTTTAAGTTGTCCCATTGTTTTGGAGTAATTGCAAATTCATGTACTCCGTCTGTAAATCCTTTTAACCAAAGGACAAATTCTTTTGATGTCATAACTATTTATTGTTTATTTATTGTTAATCGTTTGGATTTGTGTCTGTGTTTGTTTGTTTGCCCGCTTTACTATAAGTCCTATATCCTTTCCTTACTTCTTTCATTTTTGATAACGGAACTAATTTTGTAGTATCCATATCCAATTCAATAATTCTTCTAATTCCGGATAGTTTATAAGTTCTATAAAAATTCTTTGAGAAAAATTTCATACTTTTTAATTTACCTTCATAAAAAGATTTTGCATTTTTACCCATGTCTATTTCGGAATCGGCTTCGTCTACTAATTTTCCAAAAAGTCTTTTAACCGTAAGTGGATTTATATCAGATAATTTTATACAATGTACTACATCATTTTTACCAGAAACATACAAAACATAAATAATAGGTGCCATAGATGCAGACCATGTTTTAGAATCATCATCATCAACATAATCATATTCTATTAATTGGTAAAATCCACCCCTTTCTAAACTTCTAGATGGGTCTGATATTTTACTTTTACTTTTTACATATCTTTGGTAAACCTTACTATACATTATTTATTTAACATTTTCAATTTTGGTAATTGTAATTGTTGAAACTTTGGTTGTATTTTAGTATAAATACCATACCCATTTAAAATCACATCAAATCCTTCAGTCATTTTTGATAAACTAAAATTTTGTTTATTATGTTTTCCTAATTTAGATGCCTCTACTTTATACTTGTCATAATTTTTATAAACATCCTTCATTGCAACTAATGCTTTTGAAATATTTACATTAAACCATTGTGATTCTTTTAAAAGGAATTGGTCTGCTGCTGATTCATGTACAGGTTTTAATTCACCTTCTAATAATACTGCACCTTGTTTTAAGAAATCGATATGTCCACTCCAATTACTTACTAAGATTGGTTTACCTGTCAAACTAAATTCTAAAAGAGGTCTGCCAAATCCTTCACCCTTTGTAAAATTTAACATTGCTTTTACTTTTTTGTGTTCATACAACCCATTCATTTCTGATGGGGTTAAGTCACCATGTAAAAGATAAATTGGAACTGATTTATAGTCTTTTCCTAATACCTCTCTAATTTTTTTAATTGTAGTTTCTCTATCTATTACACTAAATCCTGCTGAACTGGTTTTAAGAACTAATGCTGGTTTAACCTTTTCGTTTTTGAATGCCATTGCAAATGACTTAATCATCATTCCAACATTCTTTCTATCTTCACCCAAATCACCTCTTAACCAATGTCCTACAAATAAGAATGCAAAATCTTCTTTGATTGCATCTAATTCAGTTACATTCACCACATCATCGGTTCCAAAATCCATTTCATCAAATCCTTCAAAAAGAATCTCAACTGGTTTTTGAATCCTGTGCTGTGCTATTAATTGTTTTGTATTGTTGTCGGCCTCATTATAAACACTATCTACTAAACTCTTTTTTGAATGTTCAGATGGTACTATAATTAAATCCATTCTATTGCAACCATGTACCCAATCTAATGGTGAATGTGTTGTTTCAATTGCTGCGGTAATTCCAATGTTATAATGTCCTACTGCTTGAAATTCATTTGGTACAGTAACCTGAATATAAATGTCTGGCTTTTGTTCTACTTTTGGAATAATACTATCAACTATCCACTTATGAAATGGATTGTCATAATTAAGTGAATCCATCGGAGTATTACCCCAGCGTGTACTAATTACTTTAATTTCAAACTTATCTAATTTATAAAGAGAATGTAATAAATCTCTCGCGTGGTCACCATACCCACTTCTTGTTGCTATTGGTGCCTGAAATACTAATGTTGGTTTCATACTATAACTCTATTAATTTAAATTTTTGTTTTGGTTTCCAATTTTCAAATGCACCTTCCATACCATCAACTAATTCTTTACACATTGCTTCTCTACTTAATAAACCTTCACCCATAAAATGTTTTCTACCTTTTAATGCAGCTTTGTCTCTATCTTCTTTTGGCATTTTATACCAATCCATAATCAATGGAGTAATATCTTCAAAATCAACTCTATCATCAAAAATATATGGAGTAGGTACTGAACCTGTTGTTGACCTAACTGGCCAAATTGGTTTAACCCAATCTCCCCAAACTACACCTGCTTTTTTATGTCTATCGTGTAATGAACCAATTTCTACATAATCTTCTGCAGTTATTAATTTACCCGTACCTTTATCTCTAAATCCACATTGGTCTTGTAAACCACCTGTAACCGTTACTATAATTGGTGTTCCTGCCATTACTGACTCTGCCGTTGCTAATCCAAATCCTTCGTTTGATGCTACATTGATTGTCACATCACCTATATTATAAAGATAGTTCAATTGTTCTTCGGAATATCTATTTGGTGCAAATACCACATTTGTTTCAGGTGAACAACATTCTGCAATTGTTCTTGGTAAATCCGTTCCATGTTCTTCAACAGGAGCAGTGTGCATTAATAAACATACTTTACTTCTTTGTTCAGGAGCAAGTGCTTCTACAAATTTATCGAATGCTAATATAACATCAATTGGTTGTTTTCTTCTAATGTTTCTATTATTCCAATATAATACAAAATCATATTCTTTGTCTCCAAATATACTTTCTTTAAAATCTTTTGGAACTTCTACTGGTTTGTATAAATCCGTATTGATACCATGTGGTACATAACTTACTTGCCAATCTGCAGGCTTAGTCCAATGTTTTTCTTTATCCCAACCCCAAACTCTACGGGTAATACCATAAGTTTGTTTTGAAATACATCCAATCCAATCACAACTTTCGTAGTAATCTCTATTATATTTAGGGTCTGGTAAATCGTCCCAAATGTGATAAAAGAATAAGGGACAAGTTTGTCTAATTTCATGTTCAATATCATATAACCATAACCAATATCTCGGGTCGGTAAAGTGTAAGATTGCATCAGGTTTTTCAACCATTAACAATTGTCTGATTACATCTGCATTACCATAACCATCAAATGGATATATTTTAACACTTGCATCTTTTACGCCTGTTTGTTCTCTAACACTATCGTTTAAATCAAATACTTTACCTGCTTCAGGATGTTTGATTGCTGCACCTAATTGTACCCAATCATATTTATCAACAGTTCCTAAAACTAATTGCTTAGAAACATTTGCAATACCACTTGCCATTCGTAAATCATCCGCCAATAACAGAATTTTCTTTTTTGCCATAACTTTTAAAATATATATTGTTTAATTTAAATTTTTTAATCCTCTATCACACAATCCTCTATGAAAAAACTCACACCATTCACATAGTTTGGTTGCGTTCTTTGGGTACTCTATTTCGGTTTTATAATTACCATCTTTGTCAAATACACTCTCTACAAAGTCCGTAAAACCTTTCCATGCTTTATTCACCGATACCTTACCATTTGCAGGTACATGTCTACTAATTCTATGTGTTGGGATATCCTCTCTTACTTCCACTTTTCTTTTCAAAATGATAAATTCAACATCAATCACATCTTCGGAAATACTTAGTAATTCTGCATAGAACTTTTTGTATAATAAGATTTGTGCACTTTTAACAGGGTCTGATTTTTGATACTTACTCCAACCTCTTGTAGAAGTCTTAAAGTCAATGATTCTATATCTACCATTAAAGGTGTCTCTGATAATCAAATCTATGAAACCCATAAAGTTTACATTCTCTGAAATCTTTGTGTTTATAGGTTGTTCAATTGCTACCAACTCATCGTGTTTTAACGAAAAGAATTTGTTAAAGTTTTTGGGTTTTTGGAACCAATCTAATAAGACATTTCCATCTTCTAAAAACTCTACCATTTCTTCTTTGGTGCATATTGTAGTATTCCCTATTTCTCCATCAGTTTCTTTAAGATATGCATCTCTCATTCTTTCTTTTAAATACTCTCGTAAATCAATCATCTTGTCAGCTTGTGACTTTGATATTCTTAAACATTTCTCCAAATAATTTTGAAGTGTTTCATGCATTGCAGTTCCAAAGATTGAATGAATATTAGACGATGATTCACCTAATTTATCTATGTATGCTAATTTGTATTGTTGTGGACAGTTATGCCACATACTATATTGTGAAAATGATACTCTTGCCATAATAAGTCTAATATAAGACAAATAATTGGATTTACCAAATTATATCTTAAGTTTTATTTATATATTTTCTCAATATAATCTTTAATTATATCTGCCCACATAGATGCCGATTCCTGATTTGGATGGCCATTATTTTCTTTAAAATAGTATTCACTATCATTGTAATTTTTTTCTCCGATTTCCATAACAAATTTCATCATTGTTGAAATTTCTTTGAATATTTTTTTATTTGAAAATATATTTTGTATCATATCTTCGTTTATAAAATAACCATAATCTCTATGTACTAAAGATTTCCTATAATCATTTGGAAATTGTATATCTAATGATGTTAATATTTTAAATTGCTCGTTTAAACTATCATTCCAAGATTCTTTTAAATAATATGAATTATTAACTTTGATTGGATTGTGGTCATTTATTCCATCAAATATAATATATGGATATCCATTTGATTCAAAATAAGATGTAAGAGATATTATGTTTTGTAAAGTTTTATATAATGCAAATGTTATATTACCGTAAATATAAATCAATTCTTCTTTGTTTTTATAAATCCAACTTTGAACACCATTTCCACCTTTATTCCACTCCATGCCTTTTAAAAAACATATGGGGGTGACTTGCCATTCCTGTGGTTTGTCTATACCATTATCAAAATATATATGATATCTTAAACATTCACTTAATTGAATTACATATATTGAATTTTTTGCAATTTCTTTATTAGTTTCAGAAAACTCAATAGTTCTCCAATTTATAGAATCATTTCCACTTCCGCCTTTTCCCAAATTTATAAGTTCTAAATCTAATTTTTCACCTAAAAATTTTGCCCACGATCCATCATTTCCTAACAAATGACCTTCTGTGAATGAACACCCATTTGTTATTAAATATTTTTTATCTAACATTATATTTTAAGTTTCAATTTAGTTATTTGCTTTTTATCAATACCATATTTTTCAGAGACATATTTCATATATTCTCTACCTTCTCTTGTTGAATAAAGAACTTCTAAATATTCTATTGCTTGGTTTTCCGAACAATCGTATTCTTTCTTTAAAAGGTCTACTATGAATTGTTCGTATTTATCTTCGGATTTTCCTTTAATATATTTCAAAAAGTATTTACCCTTTGGAATAACACTAATATACAACTTATACATTTCCTTTGGTTGTAAAGTTTGTGTTAAAGGTAATAAAGATGCAATCAACTCAACCCATTCAGGTTTCATTGATAAAAATCTATTAATCATAAAATTACTCCAAGTTTTCAAATCCTCATCACCAAGTTTATCAAAATACTTTGGGTCTTGAATGGTAGTTATTGCGTTAATATGGTCAAATAACTTTTGTGCCATTATTCTATGATTTTTGTTTCTTGCAATTCTTGTGGTAATAATTCATTCAATGCTTTTCCACATGATGCACATACATACAATTCAATAGGCATAACCGAATCTTTTGGTGCACCTGTTAATAATCTACTAATTTTTTTGAATCTATATGCTGGTAAGAATATCTTTCCACCACATTCACAATCCATATCTCTTGCATCATTTAAATTAAAATTCGGTGGTAATTGTTGTTGTTGTTCCATTATTTTATTATGTTTAATATTTGTATAATTGTAGACATAAATACGATTTCTTTATCTACTACTAATGCATCTTTTGAAAGACCATCTGCAATAGTTAAAATCACATTTGCTACATTTCCTGTTGCGTATTCATCCACTTTATCGTATAGCATTGTATACATTTCCGAATAGTCGTTTAATTTGTTGTCTGCTACTGCCTGTCTAATTTTCATAAACATATTTCGTTTGTCATCGGATTCCTTTAACAATTCAATAAGCTTAGTTGCAAAGTTTGCTTCAACCATTACTCTATGGTCTACTTTTAATTCTCCTTTTGCAGATTGTAATTGACAAGTATTAAGTATCCTTCTAATATCTGGGTAGTATGAATTAATCACATCAGCCATATTCTTTGGTTCATACTTAATCTTTTCTGCATCTAATATCTTTGCTACCTGAACTGCTACATCCTTTTTAGTCGGAGGTGTTATTGCGAAAGACTGACATCTACTTTGGATAGGGTCAATGATTTTCTCAATGTAATTGCAGGTTAATATAAACCTACAATGCTTAG